ACACTATTGCGGCGCTTTGTATGGCCGTAGGAGAAGAAATGTTCAGCGAAAAAGAAATAGAAAGCAAATACAAAAGGGACAAAGGCGGTTTCTTTACTATATAAAAAAAAGAAAGAGCCGCAAAACGGCTCAATCTAGTAGGCTATTAAAACTAAAAAAACGCTTGCAATATAAACTAATTTTTTGTAAATTGCAAAAAAATGTTCTTGAATGGCAATATTTGATTTTTTTAAAACTAAAAAAGAAGAAAAGCGCAACTATTTAGATTATGCGCTTGGCTTAAATTTAGATCCGAAAAACGTACTTGTAACACCTGACACCGCCCTAGCCTTTTCGGCAGTTTATGCGGCTGTAAGGGTTATTTCTGAAACGATTAGCCAATTGCCTTTTAACTACTATAAAAAAACTAATAAAGGCCGCGAAGTTTTCGACGCTAGCCCTTTACAATTTTTAGTTAATAATGAGCCAAACGTTTACCAAACTAAATTTATATTTTTTGAAACGTTTATAAATACATTGCTTTTATACGGTAACGCTTACGCACATATTGAACGCGACGCAAGGGGCTTGCCTATTTCTTTACAATTAATTCACCCCGACCAAGTAACGCCAAAATTTATAAACGGTCGTTTAATTTACGAACTTAGGGAAAAAGGGCAGTTTGATAGTTCAGATATTATACACATACCCGATATGCCTAGCGATGGTTATATAGGGCGCAGCCGTTTAACCGCGGCCCGCGACAACATAGCTTTAGGTATTGCGGCCCAAACTTACGGAAAAAACTTTTTCGAGTCCGGCGCTAAAATTAGCGGAGTTTTAAAACACCCGGGAAACTTAGGCGCCGACGCAATGCAAACACTCAGCCAACAATGGCAAAGAACTTACCATAGTGGGTATGCTGGCGGCTTTAAAACGGCTGTACTTGAGGAAGGAATGGACTACAAACCAATCCAATTAAGCCCGCAAGACAGCCAATTTTTAACGACTAGAAAGTTTAGTATTTTAGAAATAAGCCGAATTTTTAGAGTTCCGCCGCATTTATTGGCTGATCTCGAGCGCGCCACTTTCTCTAATATCGAACACCAAGCGACTGAATTTATTACGCATACTATTAACCCGATTGCAAATAAAATAGAGCAGGAGTTTAACAAAAAGTTAATCTTTGAAAATAACAAAGGTAAAACATATTTCGAGCATAACGTTAGCGCTTTATTAAGAGGGGACTCAAAAAGCCGTGCGGAGTATTACAGCAAACTATTCCAAGTTGGCGCAATAAGTCCAAACGAAATAAGACGCAAGGAAAATATGAACGACGAAGCGAACGGCGATAGTTATTACGTACCTATGAATATGTTGAACACCAAAGACAAGGTAAAAGTCGAAAAGCCAGCACCAAAAACACCAATAGAAAATGAAGAACCAAAAGAATAAATTAGAAGTTCGGCAATTTGATTGCGCAGAACTAAGAGCCGAAGAAACAAGCAACGGCGTTATTGTAAGAGGTTACGCGGCTGTTTTTGATAGCTTGAGCGAAGACTTAGGCGGCTTTAAAGAAACTATTAACAGGAATGCTTTTAACGGCGTATTAACAAACGACGTAGTTGCATTATTGAACCACGATAATAATATTGTTTTTGGGCGTACAAGCTCGGGAACGTTGAAACTAAGCACAGACGAACGCGGCTTAATTTCAGAAATAAGAATGCCGAACACCCAAGCGGCAAAGGATACCGTCGAACTCATGAAGCGCGGCGACATCTCAAAAATGAGTTTTGGTTTTATTGTAGACGCTGACAAATGGCAAGAAAGCGAACGCGGTTTTGTAAGAGAAGTTAAGGAAGTCAAAAGGCTTATCGACGTAAGTTTAGTGACACGTCCGGCTTACCCGCAGACGAGCGCAGCGGTTCGGTCTTTGGATATTTACAAGAATGCTAAAACTAAAGATTTGGGACTAATTAAAAATAAATTAAGATTTAAAACTTTTCTAAAATGAAAAAGACTTTAAAGCAATTAAAAGACGAGCGACAAGCGGCTTTGTCTGTTATGCAAAATTTGATTGAAAACGCTGAAAGCGAAGACAGAAATTTAAACCTAGACGAGCAAGCAACGTTTGACGAAAACGAAAAAACGGCGGACGATATGACGCAAAGAGTTTCAAGACTCGAACGTTCAATGCAACTTTCTAAAACGCCTGTTGTGCCGGTAACGTTTGAAACTCAAAACGTTGGTAAAACTGACAAAGATTTAAAACGTTTTAGCTTTACGGCTGCGGCAACGGCTGCATACAACGGGCAAATGGACGGTCTTGTTAGAGAACTACACCAAGAAGCAAGAAACGAAAACAAAAGTCGTTTATTCCGTGGCGTAGGTATTCCGTCAATAGTTTTAGAGTCAAGATCAGCTTCAGATTTACCTGCAGCGGCGTCGGAAGTTCGACCAACTGACGTAGGTTCTTTTATAGACCAATTACAAGCAAACTCGGTTTTAGTTCAAGCCGGTGCAAACTTCTATTCCGGAATTAGCGCAGATCGTAAATTTCCAATTATTGCGGATATTGACAGCGCTTATCTAGCTGAAAATAACACAGGTCAAGATGCTGACGGTTCTTTGACAAACATAACTTTAAGCCCTAAAAAACTTATTTCAGTTGTTTCAATGAGCGCTGAAATGATGACGCAAAACGCAAGCGCAGAAGCGGCACTTCAAAGAAACATGGCGCGTTCAATTTCGGCAACTTGGGAAAAGGCTCTTTTAGGTGCTTCAGACATTACAAACGCCCCGGCTTCCATTTATGCAACTGCGGACGCAGTTTCTCCGGCGGTATCTACTGACGTTGATACAGCTGACCTTATTAATATGGAGTCAATGATACTTTCAAGAAACTACAACCCGGCAAGCGGTCGTTTTTCTTATTTATTTAACCCGGCAGTAATTGCACAATTGAAAAGCGAAGCTGGACTAGATTACACCAATGGCGCTTTTATTGATTGGGCTAATAAGCAAATTAACGGATATAACTACTATGTTAGTTCTAACGTTGGTACAGCATCAACACAGGCGGCAATGTTCGGCGATATGAGCGACGTACACCTTGCAACGTTTGGCGGTTTGGATATTATTTCAGACAGATACACAGACGCACACAAAGGTATATCTAGGCTTGTAGTTGTTTCATTAAACGACGGTAAAGCTGCGCACGTAACAGCAAACTCAACATCATTAGTTAAAGCTGAAATAGCGTAATTAATTAATTTATAAAAGGGCGAGTTTAATCGCTTGCCCTTTTTTTTAAATTTTAAAGTATGGCTGCACAAGCACAAGTTGACGCAACGACAAACCAGCTTATTAGTTTAGACGAAGCTAAAAATTACTTGCGTGTTGATTTTACTGACGATGACAGTTATATTACTGAACTTATTAAAATTGCAAAAGTTCAAGTTTTAAACGATACTAACCAAGTATGCGTTGAAACTGATATTACAGAATTTCGCGACAAGTGGCCGCAAGACAGTATAATATATTTAAAATATCCGGGTAAACTTGGGCAAAATTTTGCTTTAAAATATTACGATAGTACAAATACTTTTGCATATTTAACAAAAGATACAGATTATTTTATTGCTGAACATAACGGCTTAAATAGAATACAAATAGTTAACGCGCCTAATTTATACGATCGTATTAACGCAATACATATAGTTTACGAAGTTGAGCCTTACGAACAAGAAAATATACTCCCTTTAAAAATGGCTATGTATATGCTTATACAACACTATTACGACAACCGCAGCCCTGTAACGTTTTTAAAAGTTGATGAGTTACCTTTTGGTTATAGGTCAATTATAAATAATTATAAAAATTATATTTGGTAAATGCAGCCGGGACAATTTCGACATAAGACAGAAATAAATATAAAGTCAACGACACAACAAACCGACTTCGGCGAAATAGTTGAAATAGCAAGCACGCCTTATGTTAGATTTGCTTCCGTTAAATGGTTAACAGGAAAAGACGAAATTAACGACGAAGTTAGCAACCTTATAAAAAATGTAGAGTTTACATATAGATATGAAATTTTTATTTCACAACTAGCAAAAAATAATACTATTACATATCAAACAGAAACTTATTATATAAGTTCTATAAATATGCTAGGGCAAGGCAACCAACAAACAATATTAATAAAAGCACATACGGCCTTAAATTGATACCTAAATTTTCCATAACAGGCGACAAAGAACTCGACACTATATTAAGGGGTTTAGGTAGGGACGCAATAAAAGACAGCGAAATAAAACGAGCGCTTAAAAAAGTGGCGAAGCCTTTAATTCAAGACATACGCAAAAATATTAATAACGTTACCGGAAACCTAGGCAAGTCAATAGGCGTAATTAAAAAAATTAAAAGCCGTAAAGGTCGGCCGTTTATTTTAGTCGGACCGCGTTACTACGGAAACTTTAAAGGCTTTCACGCGCATTTAGTTGAAGTTGGTAAACAACAATACGACGTTAGCTTTGATGAGCAACACAATATAAAAAGGGCTTTTGAAAAAAATAAAACTAAAGCTTTAAATGAAGTGAACCAGCATTTAATTACTATGCTGAATAAAAAACTTAATAAATTAAAATAATGGCTTTAAGTGTTGGTTTATCTGTGGGAAAAGCAATTTTTGATATACTCAAAAATAATTATGCTTTATTACAAATTACAGGAATGGACGTTGGTAAAATACAACCGGCACCACTTGTAAAACAAACTAACCCGGACGTATGCGTTATATATGAAATAGATAGCGTAAACCCGGTATATACAAAAAGAAACAGAACACTAAACAGCGCACCTTTGTACGTCGTTGACTTTTCTATTTATTGCGTTAATCGGATCTATTACCAAAACGTAAATTTAGCGCAAGCGGTAAGCGACGCACTAGACACCGCCGCAAATGGAACTTACAACAGTTTAAAAATTGACGGTATAAGTTTACAAAGTTCAAGTGAAGACTATAACAAGGAACGCAAATACTACTTAAATACTTTGAGTTTTCAGGCTCGAGTATTAAAATAATTTTTTATATTAATTAACCTAAACACAAAAATAAAATGGCAACAGGATTATTGAACGGTACAGACTTAATATTAAAAGTAGGTACAGACACAACTAACGAGGTAATTGTTGCAAGCGCAACAACTTGCTCGCTTGACATTTCAATGGAAGAAATTGACCAAACTAATAAAGAGTCGGGCGGCTGGAAAGCTATAATTGGCGGCTTAAGAAGTTGGTCGGTTTCTTGCGATGCACTTTACCAAAATGAAGCCGTAGCATCTAAAAAAGCATTTAAGGACTTTTGGAACCACATAGGCGACGCTACACTTGGACGCACACCGGTAACGTTAGAGTTTACAATTGAGGGCGGCTCTGCGGCTGACAATAACGTATATTATAGCGGCGAAGCCTTTGTAAGTTCTTTAAGTTTAACAGGCGGAACGGAAGACCAATCTAGCTTTTCAATTTCGTTAGCTGGGACGGGCGTACTTGCACAAACTGACTTTATATAGATGAAAGCTAAAGTTGTTATTATAAACAAAAAAGACTATCCCGTTAAATATGGCTTTGCAGCCTTACGGGCTTTTACAGACGCGACCGGCGTAACACTTGGGCAACTTGGTACACTAGGCGAAAGCATGAATATAACGCAAGCGCTTGCGCTTGTTTGGGCAGGCTTAAAAGACGGCGCTAGGGTAACGAAGACCGATTTTGATTTGACTATTGACGACGTGGCCGACTTACTAGACGAAGACGGTAAAGCAATGGATAAAGTTCTTGCGGTATTTACCGAGTCTTTAGCCGGTGCAAGCAAAGGCACAAAAAAAAAGGTTTAGAAAATAGTAAGGTAAGCAAGCCAAGAAAAGACGCTTCTACTTTTGACGACTTAGAAACTATTGCTTTTGGCTGGCTTAACCTTACACCTAACCAGCTCGACGAATTAACGCCGCGTGAATTTGAAAACACGCTTCGAGGTTTTGAAAACTTAGAAGAACAGCGCGACCGTAACGAGTGGTATAGGTTTAGACTTTTGGCAAGTACCTTGTTAATGCCAAGCACTAAAAACGGTAAAGGTATAAAGCCGGAAAAACTTTGGCCGTTCGAGTGGGAAAAGAAAAAAACCAAGTCCGAGAAAATGAGCGCCGAGCGTTTACAATATTTAAGCGATCGAGCTAAACAGTTTAAAAAATGAGCAAGAAAAATGTAAACGTAAAACTAGGCGCAGATATTACAGACTTCACTTCTAAAATGAAGTTAGCGGCTAAGACTTT